AAACTTATCCCATGCTTCCTTGACGGTTTTACGGAGTTTAATAACCCATTCACGAAACTCATCTGGCTTCATCTCAACCAAATCCTCGTAATTACAATTAACTGCCGAATTAATCAGGTAGTCATTACGTTCGTAAAAATGTTTTGTTTCTGTCATCATTTTATTTTACTAAAATTATTTTTCTTTTCAAACATAATATGATTGTCAAACTTATCTGTCATTGTATCAGATTTATGAGAAATTACAAACACATTTGCTCGATTTCCAAAAGTTTTTAACAATTTTAAAAATTCTTCTGTACCAACTGTATCTAGACTAGAATCAAATACCTCATCTAATATCAGTAAATTACAATTTACACTATTCTTCAATCTGGCAACTTCTCTCCATGATAAAAGTAAAGACAAATCAATCCGAAGCCGTTCTCCCTCACTAAAACTATGATATGTAAATTCGTCACGATATCGGCTCTTAATTGTTTCAACAAAATTTTCATCTAAATCAAACTGACAGAAAAAATCCATATCGTTTAAATATTTGTTGATAAGTTTATTCATAACTGGTAAATAGTGCTTGATAATTTTTGCTTTGATACCACTGTCTTTGAGCATCATCGATGCAATTTTATAATAATGTTTATCCTCTGTCTTTTCTTTTAATTCCTTTACATATTTCGTACCTTCACCAAGTAGTTGGTTTAGTTCATCTTTTGTTTCTTGAATTTCAGTTCCTTCAACTGATGCTTCTTTAGCAATATCTAACATCTTTTTAAAATATTTACTATGTGCTCCTATTTGATGTCGTTTTTTAGAAATTTGTTCATTTTCTGTTTGAACATCTCCAAGAATTTCATTAATATTATTTAATTTCTCTTCAGCAACCTTAATATCATCAAGAATCGTTTGTAATGTTTCTTCAATCTTTATTTTTTCTTCGGCCTGTTCTTTATATACACATTCTTTATGATATTCTTGGATATCTTGTTTGCAGGACGGGCAAGTGTTATTTTCTTCATAAAATTTTACATTCCTCTCAATGTTTTTTATCTTATTTTTTAGTTCTGTTTCAAGTGATTCAGATTGCAATAAATTATCTGAAACACCATCTTTATCCTTTACTTGTTCTAATAATTTATCAATCTTTTTTTCATGCAGTTCAATATCTTCTGCAAGTTTATTCATCTGATTGCCTGTTTCACTGGCTTCTTCTTTATATTTTTCTACAGAATCACTTGATTTCTTTTCAAGGGCATCAATAAATTTTTGTTTTGAATCTACCTTTTCTTTAGTTAATTCTATTTTATGATTTATATCTTTAATATATTCCTTTGTCATTTGTAGTCTGCCCCGAACTAATGTATTCATTACACTAAATACATCGATATCAAGTAAATTTTCCACTACTGACCTTCTATCTTTTGCGGGTAATTTCATAAAAGGAATATAATTACTAGAACCAAGAATAACTACTTGACAAAACGATTTATATGTCATTTTTAAAATCTGTTCTTCTAATATTTTTTGATAATCTTTAGATTTTGCATCTTGGTCTAGAAGATTATTATTTTTATAAATCTCAAATACTTTTGGTTTGATGCCTCGAACTATTTTATATTCATCTTTACCAATTAAAAATTCAATCTCTACTTCACATTCTTTATCATTTATTGAATTTATTAATTGTGGTAATTTAATACCTCGAAACGATTTACCAAACAAAGCATAAGTTAATGCATCAAGCATAGTAGATTTACCTGCACCATTTTCTCCACTAATAAGTGTGGTATTATGTCTTGTTAAATCTATTACTGTTTTATAATTTCCCGTGGAAAGGAAATTTCTATATGCTAATTTCTTGAAAAGTATCATAATATATCCTTCAAATTGACAAACTCTCCATATACAATTCACGAATAAGTCGTTTCATTTTGTCTTTGTCTTTTATTTCTTCTAAAGAATCTACTTCATTATTTATTAATGTAACCGTATCTTGCTCGAGGTCTACAATCTCTTCCTTTGTCCAATCGGAATTGTCAATTTCTTCTACCATAGTAATTTTCGATATACCACAATTATACAATTTATCTACAAATTTTTCAAATGAATATGGATGTTCTTTATGTTCAACATACAACTTCACATATGTGTCTTTTAGATTGTCGCATGTGAAGTTATCGCTATCAATTTCTCCATTTTCGTCATTATATACGAGAGAATGAAACATCTTATATGGATTAGAAATAAATTCTATATCTCTTGTGTCTGTATCAAAAACATGAAATCCTTTTGTTTCATTTAAATCACCAAATGTAATCTGATATTGAGTACCCATATAATAGATATTATCCTTTTTCTGTCTACAGTGGAAATGACCAGATAAAACTTGCTCAAAACGGTCAAACATTTTAGGATTCATTCCTCCGTGAGATTTGACTCCTCTTATGACATCATACCCTTCAAGTTCTAGATGTCCAATAATAATTGGCGCTGCAACAGTTTTAATAAAATCTACAGATTGATTATAATTTTCATTATTTATCCACGGTAATAATGCAATATCCAATCCATCAAAATTTATTACTGTTGGGTTTTCATAAATAACCATTGAAGGATGTTTTCCAAACAATTCATTCATTGAATTAATTAAATTAGTATTACGATAATATACATCATGGTTGCCAAGAATACAATGCATTTTTATATTATTATTATCTAATACATCCATAATTCTAGTACGAATTTGATTAAGTATATTAAAATTAACAAATTTACGCCTATCCATCAAATCACCGGCGTGTATGACTGTGCTTATATTATTTTCTTTAAGATATGGAAAAAATACATTATCAAAAAACTTCATAGAATAATCAAAAAATAATTGAGAATCACCCCTAGCACCAAAATGTGAATCATTTAAAATTCCAATTTTCATTTTTCATCATCATCCTGTAATAGAGAATTTAAATTATTCTTTTTTGACGCCTTCTTCTTTTTCTTCTTCTTTTTCTTCTTCGGTGTAAATTTTTCTATATCTTGTGGATTTAACCTAAAATGATTTGCGAGTTGGTCGGTTGCTTTTTTATCTTTTTGTTCTGTATTTTTTATTTTTGATGTTTCAAAATAATTCTCTTTACACCAACTTTTAATCTGATCATCCTCTGCTGATTCTAATAGTTTATACTTGATATAATTTTGTTTCTTTTCTTTTTCTATTCTTCTAAGAAAAGCATAATATATTATTTGAGTGAAATATGAAAAAGGATTTTTAGATTTTTCTGGATTAAAATTATGAGCATACATTAGACAATTTTCTATACCATCACCAATCATTTCTTCTCTAAACGGATAATTTATAAAATTCGGTCTATAAGAAAGATGCTCTGCAATTTTCAAAAAACATTCACCAATATAATCTGTTACTGGTGGCCTTGAATCGTCTGAATTTTCTGCTTCAATTACATCCTTTTTCCAATCAGACATTGCAATAAAAAATTCTTTATTGTCAACATAATGTTGTTTCGGTTCTGGTTTATCTTTTTTACTCATAATTTATATTATACACACTTTTTCATAAATTTATACAAAAATCTTTACTTTTTTCTTGACATTATTTGAATTATAGGTTACACTTTCAGTGTCCAGGAAATAAGAGGGGAATTATGATCATAAGTAATCTTTAGGGTCTGGGGACCAATCGGTCCACTTAGTGCCAAAATCTTCTCTATCTTCTTCGTCTCCTGTATAAATATCATTTATATTTTTCATTTCATTATTCATCGTATCAATAAGTTGCTGAACATCTTTAATGTTTATTAAACCGGCATCTACCAAAGATAGTAATGCTTCTGGTGGTAAAAATAAAGACATATTAATTAAATTTTGATTTTCTGATATATCTGGCCATTCGTTGAAATTTTCAGGATTTTCTCTCATTTCTTTTAAATCATCTTGAATCGCATCAAACATTTCTTTAACATTTTCATCACTCATATTATTTAATATATCAGAAATGGTTTTGGGTTCATTTTCAATGTCTTTTCCTTTGATAATTTTTTTAGGAGAAGGAGGATTGATATCTTCTTTTTTCTTTTCTAAATCATATAATTCAATAACCCTATTATCTGGTTCAAGAAAAGTTGCAACAAAATCTTTTGGTATTTTAGTTTCAATATCATTTGATAACGATAGCCAATTCTTCAAAATTGTTATTTCTTTCTGACTTCCATTATAATTATTAGAAAGGAGAACAGTTTTAAATATCATGGGTCTTTCTAATATCAATTTCCCATGAGATTCACCACGAATTTTGGCAATTAATTCTTCCCCACTGCGTAATTTTAATATCCTATATGGTGTTTTCATATCATTTACCTTTGTCATATATTTATATTTACAACCTTGAAAGAAAAGTTCTCATTACTATATATCTTTATTCTTTCGTCCAAATGTCTCATTGTGTGATTTCTGTATTTCTTATACTGCAAATTATCACTAATATCATATAATTTAACATGTTTTTTATCCTTAGATTTACGCAATCCCCTACCAATAGACTGTAATACACGAATAACTGATTTAGATGGAGATGCAAAAATAATATTATGAATATTTCTAATATTAATTCCAGTAGAACATGTTCCATATGATGCAATAAGAATTGCATCTTCTTCTTTGTCTATAATTTTCCTAATGTATTCTCTTTGTTCTGTTTCTGTACCACCGTGAATGAAAAAAACCTTCCTGTCTGGATATAATGACCTAATATTATTAAATAACGGTTTTCCGTGGTCTTCTACAAAATTGAATAATAATAGAGTATTTCCCTTTAATTTACCACACAAAACTTCAATAAATTTATTTCTTTTCTTATTGGAAATAATCCATTTCAGTTCATCTTGATATTTGGCTCTTTTTATTTCTTCAACATCTTCTTTTGGATACTGAAGACTTATACAATCTATTTCCAACTTTGAAAGTAATTTTTCTTTAATTAATTCGGTAGTAGTAGTAACATTATAAACCCTTCCAAATAAACCTTCAATTACTAACTTGTGTATGTTTGTCCCATCCAGAGTCCCTGTCGTCCCCACACGGTACTCACAGTCCTTTAATTTAGACATTAGAGTGGTAAGGGACTTAGATTTGAAAAGATGACATTCATCACCAAATACAGCACCAAATTGAGTAAAATACTTATCTGGTAATTTGTATATACTTTGCCATGTTGATATTACAATTCTTTTTTCAGTTATTTTGTCTTGTCCGGCATAGATAGAATGGCATTTATTATCCACATTCCAATCGATTTTGGAAGAATAATCACCAAAATCATTATACATCTGGGAAACCAGACCCGTTGTAGGAACTACTATCAGGATTTTTTTATCTTTCGGTAAAATATCTTCATAATACCTAATAAGTGCATAAATGATTAAAGATTTACCACTACCAGTAGGCGAAAGTAGAAGACATCTTTCATTGTTAATTGCATGTGCAATTGATTCTAATTGGTGTTTGTGTGGTTTAATTCTAGAGCCATTTACGGTAGGTTTTAATTTATTGGATACAAAAACACTAATATCTTTATCTGTTATAGAGGATTTTGACTTTTTGGTTTCACTTGTTATTGTATAATTTCTATCTTTAGCAAAACTATACACATATTCAAGAAGACCTGCATATAGTTGTTGGGTATGAAGATTGTATAATCTTATTTGACCATCCCATAGTTTATTTTTATATGCAGGTGTATATTGATAGTTAGGGACGGTGAATGTGAAAAAATCACTCAGTTCCTTTGCAATTGACCGTTCACATCTAATTTTAATATGAACAGAATCTACTTGTTGTATTTCTAAATCACTCATACACCACTGGTGAATTTTAACCAATCGATTGCGGCTCTAATAGACCACTGCCGATTATTAATTATCTTGATTATACTTTCAAGATATTCTACCTTTTCCTTTTGTAGTAGTATTCTGTTTGATAATTTAATAATATCATCATCAGAATTTAAGAATTTATCTATATCTGTCTTCAGGATATTTAAATCAAAAGTCTCCCATCCTCTTTCGTCAAGTTCTTCTTGACTCATCTTTCCTGTATAGTATAACCATTTGTATTTTTTTAATTTATATAAATCCGATTGAATCTTACCAAGTATAAGTTTCTCGTCTGTGTATATTATCAAATACTTATTGTGTAATTGTGGCGTTCTCATAGACTCTTTGTCCAATTCTGTTTCGTCCATAGAAAGGTCTTGAGTAGCCATATTTCTAATTTCATCAATATTCATAATAAATCTCCTGAACTATTATATCACATAAAATACAAAAGTCAATATTTACAGTTCATCGATTTCATATAAAGTATATGAAAATGTGGCAGAAGCCGTAATGGGTTCTGTATCTGTTGCTAAGGAATTGAATTGAAATCCAGACAAAGCAATAGGAAATGCATCTATAAATCGTATATGGAGATTTGGTTTATATACACTGTTGGTTACAACAACAAGAATGTCTGAGAAGAAATCAGAAGTTTGTGAACCGTCTATTACATCTGTTACATTTCCCATGTTTCCAATCTCTTTCATCCACTGATAAACTTCTAACCAATTTTTCATATTTTCATCTACTATAAAATTTACTGTTAAATCTTCAAATGTATATCTACCACCTATGAATTTAGGGTATACTCCTACTGATGTAGGTTGATCAACTGGAGTCAGATTAAGAGAAGGTATACCAACACTTTGACAAAAATAAGTTACGGTAGGAAGTCTAGTTATTTCTAAATTAAAGAAATTACTTGCAAGGTAATTGTTGGTGGCGGGTTGACGCGGATTTACAACTTTTGTTACATCTGGAATTCCCGGACCAGTATAACCACCAGTTTGTCCATTGTCATAAAAGTTTACCATATAAGTCTCCTATGATATATGTATAAAGAAAAAAGGGAGTCCCAGAAGGACTCCCTTTTCATTCAGTGTAACTATTAGTCTGATTTAGAAACCAGAAGTGTTACCGTGTAGATTGGTGATTGCAAAGAGTCTATAGTAGACATTGTCTGCATTACCAATTACTGGGTTCGTTGGGGATGTAGTATCCTTCGCGAATGGGTTTGCAACCATACCGTACCGAGTTTTGAACCCGATTTTTGGTTGGAATGTATTTTCACCAACCGCACGAACCATTTGTAGTGGAACGTATGGACAGTAGAACATACCAGCATCGTATGGATTAGTACCTCTATAACCCACTGTTGCAAAGTTTACATCACTACCTGAAATTGTATCAGTAGCACTGTATGGGTCAACATAGACTTTCATCTTACCGTTGAGTGTACCAACGAATGTATTACCAGTGTCATCAACATCAAGTGATGTATTTAATGCAGGAGATAGTTGTAACCAACCACCCATTGCAAGTGCAGAAGCAACATCTGAAGAGCAGATAACAAAGTTACCTTTACCTCGGCGTGTTTGCTTTGCAATAACATTGGCTTCTCGTTCGAGTTGGAACATAAGTCCACGGAATCGTTCTGCACTCCATCGACCATCAGAGTCAAGGTTGAGGTCATAAACACCTGCAGTACCTAAGTCATTGTTTTGAGCACCTGATTTAGCACTTGTATAAATGCTTCGGATTACTTCACGGTTGATTTCTGCAAGAATTTCGTTACTAAGAATATTAGCAAGTTCTGATTCTGCATCAAGTCCGTGAACTGCTTTCAAGTCTTGAGCGAGTTCAGTGGTGTATTCTGCTTTCAATGCACGAGTTTTTGCTTCCACAGCAACTCGTTCTATACTGAATGCCATTTCTTTGAACAGTGGTGAACTGTTACTTAGACTTTCAGCAGTTCCTGTCAACATTGCACGGAAACCTGCAAGTGTTGGACTTGCAGTTGGGTCAATACCACCAGTTGAACTGAAGGCTGCAATATTTCCTACACCGTCTCCAGAACCACCCAAAGTAGCACCAGCACCAGAAAACTTAGCGAATGCTTCTTGGTACAATGCTTCTTTACCAGTTTGACTATCATATCTTGCTCTCATTGCAAAGATAAGACCAGTTGGTGCAGACATTGGTTGAACACCAATAACATCGTATGCCATTAGATTAGGCATTGAACGGCGAACAAGACTGATTAGGATTGGGTCATAACCTTGAAGGTTTGAACTACCTGAACCTGCTTGACTAACCGCAAAACCACCACCACCCATTTGGTTAGTGATTTCTGTCAAAGATTGTTCTTTTAATGCTCGTTCTTGGTTTTCCAAAAGAACTGCTGTTACTTTTTCTTTATATCTATCACCAATACTTGGGATGCTTGGGTGTTCCAAGACTGGCTCCCACTTTTCAGCAAGCATATCTGCTGTACTATTTTCTTGATTAAAATCCATTATGGAATCTCCTTAATTGTTAATTTACTACCCGTATTTATAATTTCTTATATTTTAAGACACTTTGTCATTTTTACTATGACGATGGATTGCATTCATATAAACATCCATGGCGCCACCTTCTGCTGGTTTGATTGATTTATCAGTTGTTTCTACTTCTTCTGTGAGATAAGGTACTTCTTCATCGACATAACTTTCTCTAAGAATATTTACCTTTTCTCGAAATTCTTCTTCTGTTCCATAATCAAGACCTTCTGCTAATGAAGCAAGTCGGTCAATTTCAAGGTCAGTAAGACCTTCTGTTTCTTCTGCAAAAATTTCACCACATTTGGCTGATTGGAGTTCTTTATGAAGTGCAATATTTTCTTCAAGAATAGAATTAATATTTTCTTCAAGAATTTCATTTGATTCTACAACATCTTCTAATATATTGTATCTTTCATCAGGAACATCAATCCAAGATTCTTCAAATAATGATTTCAAACCACCAATAAAATTCTCTGCAATATCTGTACGAATACCATTTTCCACTTGTAGTAAGTTTTCTTCCATCCACTGTTCTACAACATAACCTAAGTAGTCATCTAATTTTTCAACAAGGTCTTTAGTAGTTGATTCAATACTTTCTTCAAGTATTTGTTGATATGATTCTACCAATTCGGTTTCGATGCTATCAACTCGTTCGTTAATTGCGGCTTCAAAAATAGTAGCAGCCTTATTTTGGAATGATTCAGAAAGTTCTTCACCATCAAATAATGCATCTAGATGTTGTTCTAATCGTTCTTGGGGTGAACCAGGAGCATCAATACTTCCTACTTCTTGAGGACCTTTTGATTTTCCCTTAATGGAAGATTGATTCTTTCCAACTTTACCTTCAGTACCCTTATCGGTGTCAATTTTCGCATGACCACCCTCAGCATCCTGATATAGTTTTGGATCTTCTTCACTTGTTGAATCTAGAGTAGGAGTTTCTTTTCTTTTTCCTGCCTCTTGTAGTTTTGTATAATATTCTGACATGATTGATTTAACTCCTTGTTAATGGTAATCTTTGTTAATGTATTTATACATTTAAAAATTTTAACCCTACTTTTTTGATGGTAATAATTTAGATAATGCCCATTTACCTGCATTAACTACCACATCACCGGCTTTTTCCTTCGTCTTTGCAATAATTGCATCTTTAACAGAATCCTTGGCTGCTATTGCTAACTCACCTGCAAGTTTTTTTCCCGATTTAACTGTTTCTGGTCCAACAACCTCTTTGGCTTTATCTTCTACCTTCCTTGCAGTATCTTTTACTTTTTGCTCTATACTTTCTTCAGGCATAAGCATTCTTTTAGATTCTATGAGTATCTGATTTGAAGACATTATATCTACCTTTTTATAATTTTGATAGGAAATCAGAAAATGCATTAACACACTTTTCTTCCAATTCCCTTGCAGTTGCCTTGTTTATAAGTTTACAATATTCATTAATTACTTGTTCTTTAATAACACCATTATCCCAAATCCACTCTTTACCTTCCATAATACCATTTACAAATGCACCTGGGGCAGATGGGTCTGCAACAATATCTACTGCTGAAAGCATAAAGTCATCTTTTACATAATTAGCACCATCTCGTTCTTCAAGAGAACCCATTCCTCTCGAAGAAACACCAAGTTGTGCTCCTTCATTGACTAGATTCTTTGCAATATTACCCATAGGAGTATCAAGAAGTTTTGCTTTACCTTGAACATCATTACCATCACACTTTAATTCTTTAATCATATGAGAAACACGGTCAAGATTCACAGTAGGACCTTGAGGGTGGTTTAATTCACCCATTGCACGATTACGAGATACTAAATCTTTATTATATCTTGCAACTTCGTTTTCCATGATTTGAAGAGGATATATTCTACCGTTTCTATTCTTTTGCTCTGCTTGCATAAAAACACCCTGAATGTAGTGATTTTTTGCACCAGTACTCTTATCTTCTTCGATAAGAAGTTGGACATCTTCTGTCATTTCGGTGATAAGTTTCATGACTTCATGCCTCTTTTCTTCTCTTCCATTGCTCGTTCGTTATACCATCGCATTTTTACTTGCGTTTTTTCTTTATCGGAAAGTTTTTGATATCTGGTAACTTTCATACCATAAATAAACTCAATTCTAGAATCGCCATCTGAACCCTCTACAAACCAAGCATCATCTTCCTTCGCTTCGTTTACTTCTTCACTTGTAATTTCTTTCTTGCGAACTTTTCTTCTATGCTTTAAATATGCATCAGATTCGTCTTCATCACCATCATTATCAATATCATCGTCCTCTTGACCTACAGGATCTAGACAACTTTTCTTTTCGGACAGCCCATACACACCATCAATGATTTCATCTCTGTATGATTCTATCCTTTCATTTACCTTTTTAAAGAGAATATTTTCCGTTTCTGATTGGGCCGCAAAAATATCGCCTTGTAGCAATTGTTCAATGATGTTTGATGTATCCATGTTTCCTACCCTTTTTTATTCGTCAAATTGTCTATTACAGAAATCTAATACCTTTGTATAATTTTGTTCTGATTCTTCTAATAATGACCTCATCTTTGTTTGATTTTCTTTGGTCAAAGTATCGTGAACAGAAACTAAATTACACGCATCTTCCAATGTAATATGTATATTTGTTCCATCTTTGGACTCAAATAAAATGCCATTTGTATTAGAAATTACTTCTTGTAGTGTTGAAATTATATTTTTCATGGGAATTTATTCCTTTATTCTGTATCTGAAGGTTCGTCTGGTTGATATTGAGGTTCATTTGGATTTAGTATATCTTTAGAAACTTCTAATGTTCTATTTGAAATAATATCACCTATTCTATCCTGCATTTCTGAAGAAAAAGCAGTATTGAATTCATCTCTATCTTTTGTAATTAACGAAGAAATCATTTTGTCTAAATTTTCACTCATATTAACCTTCTCCTTGTTCCATAGGTTGTTCTTCCATATCACCAGATTCAACTTCACTCTGGATTTGACTATTTATTTCTACAATTTCTTCCTCGGATTGTTGAAGAATATTCTTTCTTATCCAATCTTCAGAATAATATTTACCGACATATTCTTCTAATGAAGTTAAAAGGTCTATTCTATCTTTCATAATTTCTGTTTGTTTTAGTTCTGAAAAATATGAATCTTGATTATAAGTAAATCTAACATCTGGTTCTATTGTTTTCCAATCTTCCTCTGACATTACACCTTTAAGAATTAATTGAACCCTCAATAGTTGCAGAAACAGTTCTGAGAATCTTACTCTTAATTTTTCGATAAATTTATAGAATTTTACTTCATCTCTTGTAATTTCTGCGGAACGACCCATATTAAATCCATTTTCTGCTTCCATTCTACTAATAGGAACATTCAAAGAACGATATACCTTCTTGAGTAGATATTCAACATCTTCCATTTCACCCAGTTGCTGTCCACCATCAAGAGTAGTGATTTCTGTTCCCCTACCACCTTCTCTTCTTGGTAGCCAATAATCTTCCAACATATGAAAATGATTTCTACCATCTGTAATTTCACCAGTATTAGCATCATATGTTAATTTATTTCGATATCGCTGCATAATATCACGAAGATATTGTTCTGCTTTATTCTTTGGAAGATTACCAACATCAATATAAAATATTCTACGTTCTGGTGCTCTTGAAATTCTATAAATTACGACAGCATCTTCAATTTGACGAAGCATATTCGTAGATCTAATGGCTTTTTGTAAATATCCCACAACTCGTTTAGTAGATAAATCTATAATACCAGAATGAACATATGCAATAGAATCTGGTGCGATTTTTATACCACTTGTTGGAGTTGAATATGAAGAAGTTTTATCTAATTCAGTATATACATAAAATTCTTCTACCTTTTTGATAAATGGAACTTTTTCAACACCCATATGTCTTTGGTCTTTTTGGACTTTCCTGACTTTTTTGATTTTTACAGGGTCAACTGCACGAAGTTCTCTAATACCTTTTCTAGGGTTATCTTTATTTACGACAATATGATAGTATAATTTACTGTCTACATACCACCTTCTAAATAAATCCACACCCTTTGTGTGAAATTTTAATAATCTTAAAATTCCATCGTATTCATCATACATCTTTTTCTTGATGTTTTCCGATAAATCAACATGGTTTAAATCTAATTTTACTGGTTTTTGGTCAGAATCCATTATAATGGATTCATTCACAATATCTTCAATCGCTTGGTCTACTTCAGGATACATTGCCATAGTTCTATACTTGGCAATTAATGCATTCTCATCACGAATAGAACCAGTGAAGTCTACGAGTGTTCCGAAGACTCCACCAGTTTCAAGTGTGTAAGTACCATCATAACTATCTGGTGCTACGAACGATTGTTCTTTATTTGATTGTTGTGGTTCTACAGGGTTTTTCTTCCCTATTTGTAAACCGAACAGATTTAGTGGCATAATATAATTTCCTTTATTGGTAATAAGTTATTATATGTATAACAAAAAAAACCAATTATCGCAATCAGAAC